AATATAATTCATTCTCTAAAACTCCACATTTATCGCGGAACAGGTTATGACCTTTTACGATTTCATTTGCCTTATCAATGACATCGTTATTGTGATTGTCGCATACAATTTTGAGTGCGTCAATCGCTCTACTATCAGCATTAGCCATAATATATTCATATGTGCAATTATTTAAATTGCTTCTCGTATTTAATTAGTTTTATCACACAGTTTTGGAGTCTGTGAGCCTTGGAGCGGATAATTATCAATACTCTTTCCTGCCAACAGCCCTATCCTATTACAGAGGAACCCGAGAGGATTTTTGACGTTTTCATACACCGCCTCTACGAAATCTATGTGGGCCGTCATTTTCGTGGTGCTCGGTTTAACGTCTTTATTTAATAACTCCAGTATCTTGTCGAGTTTGTCCTCCAAACTGGTAAGTTTTCTCTCTAGCATATCAAGGCGAGCCTCTTCTTCCATATAATTATCTCAATATTTTTATATCAAAGCATACAACGAGCGCGGTGGTTGTTTTCGCATTCTGCTATAAAATTGATACGCAATCACAGTTAGTAAATGGTGTTGCACAATGAATAAAACTATGACTCTTCGCGGATACTATGGCCTGCTTTTGGTCTTCATTTGGGACACGTTCAATTACAACATCCCCGACCGTATTAACACGTGTTACGACTACTGGAATTACCTTCGCGGGCACAATTATGCGTATACCTTTGCCGTGCTCATTGTTACGTCGCTCTATCTGATGCTCGTAAAATTCCGCATTAAAATCACGATTGAAACTTCGTTTATGTAACAAGTATTTAAAAAAAATGCGGATATTTATATATGATTCCTATATATAAAAATATCCTGACTACGGTTATTGCTCCACACGGAATTACCGATATGATACATGCGGTTCAGTATAATATAACTACGGAGCTTTTCGCTCTAAACGGGGCGGTGCTGGGTGCCTCGGTAATAATGGCGAATAACGCGCCGATGCTCTTAGACGGAGCCTTTATGGCCGCCTCCGTCGTTCATTTTCGCCACGATATGCCGTCCATTAAATACGTCCCAAAAAGCGCGCTGAGCACATTATTGATAGGGAGTTCGGTGCTGTATGATCCGAACATTTTTTTCCTTTATATGGTGGCAACGCACGTCCCAAACCACTATCGCACAAACTGGCGTTACATCCGCGAAAACACCAAAAAAAACGTAGGACTGATAATTCTTTTCACCCTAGCGCTCTATTTGTGCGGCGAATTGTTTCCTGCTCTATACGAATGTCAATTAGCGTTCGATTGCTCCAAGGGACTCGTAATTAGCCACATCATATACGATGAGAAGCACATTTATCCTTACGAGACAAAGGGGCTATAATCGTTTTCGTGATTTCTTCTGGTGGCGACTCATCAAATGGGTAATTACACTATTCTGCTGCGGACATTATATATACGTATAAATAAATATTCATGTATAATATCGTTGAAATAATACTCTATAATAAATATATATGAAAAATAAAAATATATATATATTTGTATTGTGCTCAATTATATTGTTGGGTATATTACAAATAAAAATAGTAAAACAAACAAATATATTAAAAGAAGGGTTACAAGATAAAAATTTTGTAATTCTATTAGGAGATAGCATATTTCAAAACGAAGGATATGTGAAAGATGAAAATACAATTGAAAATAAATTAAAAAATAAAATAAACTCCTTAGTATTAGCAAAAGACGATTCGCTGATTGAAGATGTTATTTCACAATATAATGAAATTCCCGAAGAACTAAATGAACCAAATACATATTTGTTTATTTCTATAGGAGGAAATGATTTATTGGGTTATTATGTAACAAACCAATACAATAGTGATGATTTATCTAAATTTAACATTGTTTGGGACAAATATGTTCGTGAGATAAATAAAATAATTAACAAAACGAAGTGTACGGTTGTACTTACAGATTTATATTATGTACATGAGAACACATATCACAAATATTACAATATTATAGACGCGTGGAATAATAATCTAGAAAGATTTAGTAAAAAAAAAAATATATTACTTTACAAAATAAGCGAATTAGTAAAAAGAGAGAAGGACTATGTTAATATTATTGAACCGTCCAAATATGGTAGCCAAATAATAGTAGACAATATTGTTAATTTTAATAGTTAAAAAATAGATAATATTTGCATTATCAAATTATATTATCAAATTATATTATTACATTATGCCTACTAGAAATAGTGCTAAGGAATTTGTATTTAAGGATTTTCCCGAGTTTCGTCCCAACCTTAGCCCCGAAGAGATGTTTAGAGCGGGCAGTTTCGGCGGGACGTATTGGCGGCCTATTTCGTCCAAGGTGACCGGTAAAAAATATAAGAACGAGCATTTGAAATACCCCAAATCGTGGTGGAAGGGGATTCCCGATTCGCATCTGGTGAGCGAGTGGGATAAATACGACAAGGGCATCAACACTTACGGAGTGATGGTCGGGACCACGCTGGAATTCTGGGAGTCCAAAGACTGGATAGGCGAGCTGCATCCGTATGGCTGGGTGCAGTGGTACTGCGACTTCTTCCGTGGCGAGCGCGGCGCCGACGACGAGCGCCAAATGAAGCGGTGGAAGCAGACCGCGGGCCCGCAGAGCCGGTTTCGGAAGCGGCTGATCAATATGATCAAGGCAAAGAACGCCAAATACAACGATTTTTCGGTGAGTCCCAAGATTAGACAGACGCTCCAACATTGGGGTTATCGTCTCACCAACAAAGATGCCAAGTAATTAAAAGTAAAATTGAAATACGATAATGTATGTAAAATGGTAGCAAATCACAAAACTATGTCTGAATATGCAAGACTATCGGGAATGTTGCCGCCTGGATTGGAGAGTATTATTCGCGAATACGCTCACCCGGTCCATCGTAAGCCCGAGCATGGGATTATGATGACGAACCTCTTTAATATTATTAAGAAACCGATTGTAAAAAAAATCCGAGACCTGATTGATGCCGACGATGCGAAGAGAAAGTGCGACCCCGAGTTCCTATACGATAGTGAGCTCGGAAATCTGTTCAATAATCCGTTGGAATACACGCAATATGCGAGCAAGCCATACAACGAGTTTATCAAACGCTATGACTCGAAGGCGCTGAGAAAGCTGTTGCAACGTGTGAATAAAAAGATGACGAAACCTTATTGTAAGATGAAGAATAAACCTTACAATAAGAATGTTAGTGTAAAAGACGTTGTGAAAATTAACACGAGTATGAAGAAGTTTAATCACTCAATGAAATTCTACAATAATATTGACCTGATTAACGAGCGTATATCGGTGCTTCACGACCAGCTCATTGCGGAGCTAGTAAACAATGAGTTGGTTTACGTAGAGAGACCAGACATACGCAGGGAGCTATCCAGACTCTTGAAGGTTAACTATGGCTTGATAATTAAAATGGCAAAAACGAAGAAGGAGCGACGAGCTATAACAATTTTGTATTTTGGCAATCGAAATATGCGGTATCACGATATTATAGGGGGAGATTATCCATATGTGTCTTTGTGGTGGGACGATATCTGTGACCACACGCACTATTACGGATACATTAAAAATGCGAAGGCGATGAAGCGAGCCAATTCGCAACGCTATCAATTGAACCATCAAAAGCGCAGCTGTATTTATGCGCACTAAGGTTTGGGTTTGGGTTTGCGCGAACGTTTCTGTTTCTTAGGTTTCTTATATTTCCTTGTTTTATTTTTTATCTTCCGCTTCACCTTTCGGTTTTTGGAATTTACCCGCTTTTTGATGGGTTTTCTGCGCCTTAACGATTTTCGCTTTATTTTTTTAACCCTTCGCTTTTTTAACGTTTTACGAAGTTGAGAGGATTTATATTTCTTTCTTGTTTTATTTGCTCCTCCACCAAAGGCAAGTGCCATAGGTTGACCAAAGTCAAGTGCCATAGGTTGACTATTAGGGTCAGTAACGAAGCGCCTTCCCTTTTCCCTCTTCGGACTGCTGTCCCGACTTCGCTTCAGGACGGTTCGCACGGGCCCTCCAACCCCCTTTCCGGTCGGCTCTATACTATTTGCCAAAATCCGTGCAGTGTTCAAAGCACCCGTCATTACCGTTTCCGTCATTAAGGGTTCCTCGTCCTTCAGGTCTGCTATAATAGTAGTATAATTTGGTATCAAAATAACTATATGGTTTACGTCCTCCGCCGCTCCCTCCGCCGCCGCCCTGCTGCGTGCGTAGCCGTTTTCATCATTTAAATACTCTATAACTGGTTCAAAAACCTTACTAACATCAATTCTATGATCATCATTATATTTTTTTATTAATCCATCAATTTCTAATTTATACAAATTTAACAAGTTTTTCTCGTCATCCTTCTCGTCATCCTTCTCGTCATCATTCTTATTATATTCTTCTATTCGTTCATCAAACATTATAATATCTGTTATAAAGCTTTCAATAGGATCATTCCCCTCATCCATATGACCTTCCTCCTCACCCGTATCACCATACACTTGAACTTTATACGATAATTCACCTTTCACGATTTCTTCATCCAAATCAAATATATTCATATAGTCTGCCGCCTCTTCCAAGATCACATCGGAGCGTGCTGCCGCGAGGGCCTGCGCCTCCACATCCATCGCAGCAGCACCACCTACCATACCACCACCAGCTATGAGGGTGGTGCCGTTGAACATTTGGTGAGTTAGCAAATCGTAGGCAATCAAATATTCTGCAATATTTTTTATTCCTTTATTTTTTGGTTTATTTAGCGGCGCATTGGAGCTTTGTTCGTAGCCGTCCTCTATCCAGATACGCACTGTATTTACATTAGTCTGCATGCGGAAGGTGACCGCGTTAGCATCTTCATCTGCACCTACCGATATATTAACTAAAGCTAATTCCTTAAAAGCATTCTTGCCTTTAACTAACTCAGCTCCCAATTTATGTATTATCATTTTACTTAATAACTTACTTGCTGGGTCAGATAACGAGCTACCACTGGTTTTCGGTATCAAAATAGAGGTAAATACAAATAGGTATTCAAGAGCGCGATTTAAATATTCTTGTTTTTTGGCTTGGAGTGCATTGCTTAACATCGAGGTTATATACTGTCTAATTGATGGGAGGTAAGGTCGACGAGATTTTTTGAACAATGCGGCATTAATTATATTATGGTTCACATATTTAATATCCTTAATAAATACACTAGTTTTTTCCACCAATTCAGAACAAGCAATTATTTGTTGGATAATTCCATGATTGGCATTAATTTTGACAATGTCTTCATCCGTAGACACCGCCCCATCAGTGGTGGAGAGTGTCAAATCATCGCCAGAAATGATATTTCTCACCTCGTCATTCTCATCTAACTTTGGTTCATACTCGTTGTTGTATTCGTCTAATAATGTGTTTACTTTTTCAATATCCTCAATGTATTTTTTCGCTCTCTTTTGTGCGATAACATTTGGATCTTCATTAGTTAGTTTGAACACTTCACTTGGGGATTTAATTATTGATTTGTCGCCAAATCTAGCAAGATATTTACAATAAATATTCTTATTTTCTGCAAATGCTCTAAGAAGCAAAGGTCTTTCGCTTAAATATATTGATAAGTTTGGAGATTCTAAATCGTTAATATCACACGCGTCTTCCAAAAGGTCGTATAAATGTAAATGTGATGTATCCCCAGCATATTTTAATAACATAAAAAAATGTTGTTTTACAGGGTCCTGATTCGCCGGCGGCCGCGAGGTATTGAATAGCTCTTCCAAACCGCGATAACAACTACGCTGTTCGTCGGTTGGATTGGCTGGATGTTTAGGTGGTAGCGATACATTAACTGGTGCGTCCTCTCGTGGAATTGTTCTGACATTTATGCCGGGGTTTTGATTCCTAAGAATATGTTCAATACAGAGACCTCGTGTAATTGTGAAAAAATAACCATCATCATTCACCGTCGAATCGACAATCTTCCACTTTGGATACGTATATAAATATTTACGATAATCATTAATGCTGGTACCTAGTTTATATTTTTCAAATCCGATAAATTCGATTTTTTTTAAAATGTCAATTGCAGCGTTATGAACGACTCTATCAAATACTTCTTGGCCCGCGGCCGCCAATGGGAAGGTATTGTCGTATTCACCACTAATTTTATTTAATAGTGTTTGCCAAAATTTGTTAAGGTTATACAGATGCCTTGTTTCACAATTAGTATTATTCCAATCTTCCTCCTCCTCCTTCTCCTCCTCCTC